GACGAGGTGCTGGACAAGGAGGAGATCAAGACGGGCGACGAGACTCTCGTCGAGGCCATCGTCACCATCGGCAACAAGGGCGAGCTCCTGCGCGCGGTCAAGAACCCCTTCCTGATGGGTGACCGCAGCATCGTTGCCGCGCAGCACGAGAAGGTTCCGGGCCGGTTCTGGGGCCGCGGCACCGCCGAGAAGGGCTTCAACCCGCAGAAGGCGCTGGACGCCGCGATGCGTGCCCGCGCCGCCGCCCTGGCCCTTATCACAAACCCCATGATGGCCGCCGACATCACGTCGCTGCCCCGCGGGTTCGACCTGCGGGTCCGGCCCGGCAAGCTCTGGCTCACGACCGGCAGCCCGAAGGACTCCATTCAGCCCCTGCAGTTCCCGGGCCTGGACATGACGACCTTCAACCAGTCCGGCGAGCTCGAGCGGATGGTGCAGATGGGCACTGGCGCCATGGACACGGCCACGCCTATCCGGCAGAACAAGCGCAACGAGACGGCGACAGGCACCAGCCTGCAGGCCGGCACCTTCGTGAAGCGCACCAAGCGGGCCCTGCGCAACTCCACGCGCAACTTCATCAGCCCGCTGATCCAGAAGATTCTGTGGCGCTACATGCAGTTCGCGCCCGACCGCTACCCCCAGGACTTCAAGTTCAAGATCGTGGCCGGCATGGGCATCGTGGCCCGGGAGCTCGAGCAACAGCAGCTCGCCAGCCTCGTGAACGTGGTCCCGGAGGGGAGCCCGGCCCAGCTCGAGATCGTGCGCGGCATCGTGGCGAACGCCGCGGTCCTGAATCGCCGCGAGATCGAGGGCGCCCTGGACAGCATGCTGCCCACGCCGGAGCAGAAGCAGCGCCAAGAGCTTGTGCAGGACCTGCAACTTCGCATGGCCATCACGGAGCTCCAGGCGGCGCAGGCCGAGCTGCGGGAGACCGAGTCCAAGGTCGTCCTGAACATGGCCAAGGCCCAGGAGGCCCTTGCCAAGGGCCAGATCGACCAGGGCCGCTTCGAGCTTGACATCGCCTCCTTGCAGAAGGAGTTCGAGGAGCTCAAGGAGCTGCGCCGGCAGAACGACGCCGCCCTGATGACGGCCCGGGCCAACCTGATCAAGGCCGAGAAGGCCGGCTCTGGAGGCCAATCCTCAGAGTAGGACTGAAGTAAGGGGGAGAAATGAACATCGACAAGCAGTTGCTTCCGCCGGAACGCCGGCAGGAAGTGAAGGCCTGGGAGGAGTTCTTCGTCAGCGACGCGTATCGGCTGTTCCAGCAAAGGTTCGGCGAACGCTACCGCGGCGTGGGACCCGCCTACCGGGCCGCAGAGGGGGCGCAAGCCCTCGGCAAGGTGCAGGGGCGAGACGAAGTCTTGCGCGAGGTCGCAAACCTCGAGCAGGTCATCGAGCTCGAGTTCCAGCACCTGACGGGCCAAGCAGAGCGTGAGGCCCGGGAAGCCGAAGAAGCCAAGGGAGCTATGGCATAGTGGCCCAGCTATTCGACTTCCGCTGCCTCGAGTGCAACCACGTGTTCGAATCTTGGGATACCAGTGACCGGGACGCCAAACCGGCCTGCCCCGAGTGCGGGCACGAGGAGACTCGACGGCTTATCGCCTCGCCGCGTCTCGACTACATCGGCATGGCCACGTCAGGCAAGTCGTCCTCGGACGGCAACGCCACGGCCATCGACAAGTGGGACAAGATGCGGCGCCAGAAGATGAAAACCGAGCAGCGCAACAAGGAACGTCACGGCACGTACCGCTAGCGCACCTCCCTCGGCCATCGGATCACTGTCCTATAACCCGCTCCGCGGGCAGGACGCTCAAGGAGACCCTTATGTCGAACGACAACCGCCGATCAGTTATTGTAGACCCCGCGCCCGAGAATCTCGAGGGCGTGTCCGAGCTACCAGACCAAGACACCGCGCGCCGCCTGGAACAGGCCCGGCGCAATCCCGCCTCTCAGGGCCAGGCCCCGCAGCGCGACGAGCCGAGCGGCTCCGAACGCCCGGACTGGATTCCCGAGAAGTTCTGGGACGGTGACATTGAGCGTTCCGCCAAGAAGCTGGCGGACAGCTACAACAATCTGGAATCGGACCGCGGCCGGCTGGCAAACGAGGTTGGGACCCTCCGCCACCTGGTTGACGAAGCCCTGGATTTGAAGCGAACGCGTGATCTCGAAAACAACGGCGGCTCTGCAGAGGACGAGGATGCCCAGCCCGTCACCGCAGACGACTTGCTCAACGACCCGGAAGGCACGCTCACCCGTGTCGTCCAGAAGGCCAACCGGCCTCTCGAGCAGCAACTGGCCAAGACCGCTCAGGAGCGGGCCCTTGCGGAGTTCCAGGAGCGTCACCCGACGTTCCAGCAGGACATGCAGGACCCGGGCTTCCTGGAGTTCGTCGGCCAGTCTGCCTACCGGCGCAAGCTGGCGCAGAAAGTGTTCGAGAGCGAGCGGAAAGGCCAGCCGGACTTCGAGGCAGCAGACGAGCTGTGGTCCGGGTGGGAAGAAGTACGGCAGTCGGCCGATCAGGACGACCCCGAAACGCACGAGCAAGCACCCAACAACGGCCAGCCGCAGCGGCAGACGCAGCAACGGCGGCCGGCGGGCGATGACGTGAGCCAAGCGGCCGTCGTCACCCGTGGCGGAGCTGAGACCGACGTGTCTCACAAGCCCGTCTACAGTCGTGCAGCCCTGGTGAAAAAGCGGATCGACGATCCGGATGGCTACTACGACCCGTCCTTTCAGGCCGAGGTCATGCAAGCCTACGCCGAGGGCCGCGTAAGGTAAAACGCTCATAGGAGAGTGATCTAACATGGCTTTCTCAACCGGCGACTTTGTCGCCAATACCGTCACGACCGCCGGCGGTGAAGCAGGTCCGTTCGTACCGGAGCTGTGGTCCGACGAGGTCCTGGCCCCGTACAAGAGCAACCTCGTCCTCGCGCCTCTCGTGGTCAACATGAACCACGTCGGCAAGAAGGGCGACACCGTCAACATCCCGACCCCGGCTCGCGGCTCCGCGAACGCCAAGGCGCAGGAATCGACCGTGACCACGAACGTCACGTCGAACAACCTGACGACCGTGAACATCGACAAGCACTTCGAATACTCGGTGCTGATCGAGGACTTCGCGGACGTGCAGGCCCTGGGCTCCATGCGCCGGTTCTACACCGACGACGCTGGCTACGCGCTGGCCCGCCGGGTGGACTGGGACCTGCACCTGCTGGGCCGCTCCAGCCCGTCCGCCACGCCGGCCCCCGGCGGCGACGTGCCCGGCGCGGAGTACGATGACGCTGTCATCGGCAGCGACGGTTCCACGGCCTGGGACCCGACCGCCAGCTCCAACGCGGGTAACGCAGCCAGCCTGGCTGACGCCGGCATCCGCCGGATGATCCGGACCCTGGACGACAACGATGTCCCGATGAGCGATCGCGCCTTCGTGATCCCGCCCATCGAGAAAGAGTCGCTCCTGGGCATCTCCCGGTTCACCGAGCAGGCCTTCACCGGCGAGACCGCGGGCGCCAACTCCATCCGCAACGGCCTGATCGGCGACCTGTACGGCAACCCCGTATACGTGTCGACGAACTGCCCGAACGTGGAGGACGGCGCGAGCTCGAACGACCAGCGTGCAGGCCTGTACGTCCACAAGGACGCATGGGTGCTGATCGTGCAACAGCGGGTGCGGGCGCAGGCAGACTACCTGCAGCAGTACCTCTCGACCCTGCTGACCTTCGACACCATCTACGGTACGAAGGAAATCCGCGCGAACAACGTGGTTCCGTTCATCGTCCCCGGCTGATCCCGGGTAGCATAGCGCTCATGGGTCCCGGCGCTCAATAAGCCGGGCCTCCTAACCCCCGCCGGGTCAGCGCGGGGGACCATTTCTGAACCGTCCGAGGAGCACATGCCGGGCCCGAACCGTCGAGAGCGCAGGCTGAAGCAGACCGACGATTTCGACGAGATCGGCGGCATCACGCTTTCGGGCCTCGCGGACGGGGACCTGCTGGTCTACGACCAGGCCAGCGGCCTGTGGGAGAACACCAAGTCTCTCACCGGCGACTACGACATCACCGGCGACCTGACGCTCGAGGCCCTGACGGCTTCCGGCGCCATCACCGCCGAGGACCTGACCACGACCGATGATGTCACCGTGGGTGACGCCCTCTCGGTCGCAGGACTGACCACGCTGCAGGGGGCCGTCACGGCCGAGGACACGCTCGATGTCACGGGCGCGGTCACCCTGAGCGATACTCTGGATGTGGCCGGCGCTCTCACGGGTGCCGGCTTTTCTTTTTCTGGGGACGGCACGATTGCCGGCGACCTCACGGTCAGCGGCACGGCCAACCTCACCGACCTGTCCCTGTCCGGCGACCTGGCAGTGCCCGGGGTGCTGGATGTGTCCGGCATCGCGCTGTTCCGCGACGACGTGAGCGTGCTCGGCACCCTGTCCATCTCAGGCGCCTTCGCGGCGTCGGCGCTGGGCACCCCCGGAGACCTGTCCGCAGGCGGGAACCTGACGATCGCGGGCACGAGCGAGTTCAGCGACGACCTGACCCTCAAGGCCGCCACGGACGAGGACCGCAGCCTCACGATCTTGGAGGCGGGCGCCAACGTGGGTCGCCTGCTGTGGGACGCCAGCGCTGACGCGCTGATCCTCGAGACGCTGCAGGACAGCGCTACCATCACGCTACAGGGCAGCGATGCGGGCTCGTCCGCGGCCACCATGGCCACGTTTGACCCGGATGGCTCCGTCGATCTGTACTACGCAGGCACGATAGCTGCGCTTACTACTTCACTAGGACTCACTCTCCGCGATACATCTGGAGGCAACCCTGCGCTTTCATTACAGAATAACTCCAGTGGTGAGCTGGCCAGAATCCAGCACAACACCGGCACAGGTCTGCGATTGCGCTCGTTTGAGCACGGCGGTCTGTTTCGCCTGGAAGGGGAAGATGCGGGGGGCACAAACCGCCTGATATTTGTTGGCGATCCCGACGGCTCCGTCGAGCTGTATCAAGGCGGTTCACTGGCCGTCGCCACCACGTCAGAAGGGCTGACGACCACGGTTGCTGGCGGGGGAAACAACGGGGAAGTGCGTATCACTGACGCCGACGGTGAGACGCTTTCTCTATTCAAAGTAGGCGGCACCGGGGATGCTCTGGTGCGTAACAACGAGGATGGGGGCGAGCTCGAGCTTCAAGCAACTGACTCAGCAGGCTCCGTGCAATCGCTCTTTGTCGGCGACCCTGACGGTTCCGCCAACCTGTACTACGACGGCAGCCTGGCTATGGATACCTTCGCCGAGGGCATCCAAATACGCGATGCCAGCGGCAGCAGTTCGCCACATATCCGCTGGTTTAGTAGCGGTGCTAACGTCACAGACGCCTGGCAGAACACCTCGTCGGGGTTCCTGATCGACCAGCGCGCGCATGGCGGCTACGTCCGTCTCCGGAGCGAGAACAACGCCGGGGCCATGACGGACCTGCTCTGGGCGGACCCGGACGGCTCCGTTGATCTGTACCATGACGGGGCTATAGCGGCGATGACCGCCTCTCGTGGTATGGTGTTCCGCGATCCGAGCGTCGGCGCCACCGACATCAGCCGAATTTGGGCTGACGCAGCGCAGAACGCCTACTTCCAGGGGCTCGTCAACGGTCAGCGCGTGTTAATCACGGCAGACGATTCTGGCGGAACTGGGCACACGCTGTTCGACGGCGACCCCGACGGCTCCGTCGATCTGTACTACGACAACGCCGTCGTGTTCTCTACCGCCGCCGAGGGCGTCGAGGTAGACGGCACCGGCTCCTCGAACATCGTGCTGAACTACGACGTGACCGGCTCGCCGTCGGATGACGCCGTGATCGAGGTCGAGCGCGGCACGAGCACGAACAGCGCCCTGACCTGGAACGAGACAGACGACCGCTGGGAGCTGGACGTGGCCGGCGAGACGGCGTGGCGGGCGACTCTGAATGGCTCCGTTGATCTTTACCACGACGGCGTTGTGGCGCTAGAAACCCGTTCCGGCGGCGTAAGCGTCCTTGCTACAGGCGGGGCCGGCTCGAACGGCATCATGACCTTCGAGGACGGCGACGGCGAGGATTGCTTTTTCCGAAAGCGCGGGGACAACGGGAACTTCGAGATTCGCTTGCGGGAGCATGGCTCCGAGATTTTCGTCCAAGCCGAGGATGCTGGAGGCACGGTACGCAACATCATGCGTCTAGGCACGGCATCGAGCGCCAGTGCCATCGGGTTCCACGGAACGGCGCCCGTCAACGTCCCGGCCGCGTACACGCCAACAAATGTGTCCACGGACCGCAGCTACGACGCCAACAGCACCTCGGTGGCCGAGCTGGCCGACGTGTTGGGCACGCTGATCGCTGACCTCCAGTCCTACGGGCTGCTGCAATGACCATCCGCTTCAGCAAGGTGAGGCTGAGCAAGCTGGCCGCGAAAGTTCTGGCCGGTTTCTCCTCATACGAGGTAACTGTCACGAATCAGTTTATCGGCGTGGGGTGGCAAGACTCTCAGCCGGCAAACATCAGTCCCGGAGCGAGTTATCGCGGCTCCTACTCTTTGGACGACATGATTTCCGACGCGGGAGCAAACGCGTTTGAGCTGAGCTTCGACGGAGACGTGCCGGCAAGCATTTTCGATTCTGTAGATGTTGAAGATGACGTGAGTGGGGGCGTGCAGAATTTCCCGGTAGGGGACGCGACCCGCACCTACAGCGCGGGCGCCGACGAGACCAGCTTTATCTGGCTCACTGCGTCCGGCTACACCGCGCCGTGGGATAGTGGCACGATAGGCCTGACCATGACTGTGACGATAAACTTCACGCCTTGAGGACACCATGAGCGAATTCGACTACAGCTACACCGTGGACAGCATCTCCGATGATGGGCGCACCGCTCAGGTGACGTACACGCCGGAGGACGAGCGACTGGAGGCCATCACGCAAGGCGTGCCCGTGCCTCTGCACAAGGCCACGGATGAGGACCACGCCAAGCGCATCGTGAAGCAGAAGGTGCAGAGCTACGCGCCGCACAGCGTTTGGCAGAAACAGCTCGAGGCCCAACAGCCGGCGAAGAACCGGCCGAGTCTCGAGTCACTGAAGGCCGCGGTCACAGCCGACCGCGACGGAGAGACGGGCCGGCCGGTGCCGGTCCGCGTACAAACCCGGAGGGGAGAAGACGAATGAGCAACACTGCACCGAGCTTGACGCGTGAAGACGCCCACAACGCCCTGGCATTCCTAGAGCGCGTGAACACGAAGGGCGTGAAGGAAGCCGTGGTCCTGGCGCAGCTCGCCAACAAGCTGGCCCTGATCAAGCAGCACGAGGCTGCGCCGGCTGAGGACACCGCCGAGGAGGACTGATGGCCAAGACGCTCCTGCAACTCATCAACGAGGTGGGCAAGAACGTCCGCCTCAGCCTCGGCTCGACGTACACGGCGTCGAACTACGACACCCTGTTCGACCCTGTCGTGATCACGCAGTACCTGAACATGGGGAAGCGTGAGGTCGAGGACGCGTGGGACTGGGAGCGTCTCATCACCCGCGTCGTGTTCACGACCGTGGCCAACCAGCACGAGTACGACACCACCTCCGGCGGCGCCGAGCTCGACAGCGGTAACACGAACGAGCGTTCCCGGCTGCTGTTCACGAAGCCCTACCGCAAGCCGGAGTTCTGGCTGGTCGAGTCCGGGAACGAGCAGCGCCTGCAGTGGGTCGACGCGGCGAAGGCCCGCCACCTCAAAGAGGTCGAGACCCAGAACACGGATCGTCCCCTGTGGGTCAGCGTGTTCCAGAACGGGGACGGCTTGACGGTGATCTTCCCGATTGCTCCGGCCGCAGCCCGCCAGTACGCGTTCAATTCGATCGTGCCGCAAGATGACCTGAGCGCTGACGACGACACGTTGACGGTGCCCTGGCGCCCCGTAGCGCTCAAGGCTACCGAGCTGCTCCTGGCGGAGCGGGGCGAGGAGCTGGGCCTGAACCTCGACATCATCCGCGAGCAGTACGACAACGCCCTCTCCCACGCCATCGGCCAGGAAATGGGCATCGAAGACCAGATCATGGTGGCTGATTAATGCCTCGCAAGGTCCGCCGACGCTCGCCGACGAGCCCGCTGCCGCTGGCAGCCCCGGGGGCGTTCGGCCTGAACACCGAGCTGAAGACGCAGGTCGCTGACCCGCGCTGGGCTCTGGTGCTCCAGAACGGCACGTGGAACGATGCTGGCCGGCTGACCCTGCGTAAGGGCTATGTTTCGCAGACGAGCACAGCGATGGCAGGCGGCGCGCTGGCCGTACACGTTCTGCACGAATACTTGAAGAAAGACGATACTCGCTCTCTGATCGGAGCAGTGTCCCGAGAGGGCGCGGAGTCCTCGTTTACATCCGAGGTATCTTCGTTTTCCCCAGTGATAGAATACCGTTTTGACGAAGCATCCGGGGACTTGTTGAATCATGGCTCCGCTGGCTCCTCCTATGACATGGAGGCGCTCGGTTCGCCCACCTACGAGGTTGCAAACGGGGATAACGCTGGCGGCTCAGCCATCTCGTTCTCCGGGGGCAGTTCTGACGACGGCTTCGTGGATAACACCACGACAGCCTATGAATCCATAACGTCCGGCGCCATCATCGTGGCGTTCAAGTGCGGCACCGACGCACGAGGAGACACCATATTCAACGGCGTGAACGCCAGCAACGGCTTCAGCTCGGTTAAGATGGTCGTGGAATCGGACGGCAAGTTCTCTTGTGAAACGCTAGACTCCGGCGGCACCGCCCAGTTCAAGCGATTTTCTACGAGTGCCATAGATGACGACGAGTACCATGTCGTTGTGATAGTGCAACGCGCTGATGGCAACGGATTCGAGCTGTGGATTGACGGCGCGGAGGACACGGGCGGCTCCACCAGCGGCTCGGCGTTTGATCAGTGGTTCGACGACGTGGCGCCGGGATGGACGTGGATTGGCCTCGGTATCCGCCCGGGCTCAAATGGCACGTTTGGCATACAGGAGTTCGCCGGCGAAATAGACTACTTTGTCGTCACCGCAACGGAGCTGTCCGAGGAACAGATAGAGCAACTGTCCTCGTCTTACGAGTCTGGTGTCCCCGGCGGGGCACTGTGGGAATCTACAGACGACGGCGATACCTGGACCGATGTTTCCGGCTCTATCAGCTCCACGTCGGCCAAGTGGGTGTTCCGGAACTTTAACGACGACGTGTACGCCACGGCCCCGGGCCAGCGCGTGTGGCGCTACACCGGCTCCGGCACGTTCACGGAGATCGCTGACAGCCCCGTCACCAACGGCACGCTGCTCGCCGCCTTCGGGCGCCTGTGGGTAGGCGTGGACGCCAGCACGCAGGTCAAGTACAGCGGCCTGCTGGACGGCACGGACTGGACCAGCGCCTCCTCCGGCACCATCGACGCCGAGAACGCCTTCGCGCAGGGCACGGACCAGATCACGGCCCTGGCCGCCTTCGGCGCCACGCTCGTGGTCTTCGCCCGCCGACAGTTCCTTATGTACGTGGACGGTGCTGGTTCCGAGCTCGCGGTGTCCCCGGACAACCTCTACGTGGTCGACTCGGTCGAGGGCACGGGCGCCCTGGAGCAGGACACCGTCATCAACATCGGCGAGGGGGACCTGTGGTTCCGCAGCGAGCAGGGCATCCAGAGCCTGTCGCGCGTGGTGCAGGACAAGGTCAACCCCAAGACCGACATCTCCCGGCACGTGCGCTCCCTGGTCCAGGACCTGGCTGACAGCGAGACCGGCGCGGACGGCACGGTCAAGGCCGTCTACGACCCGCGGCGCCAGTTCGCTCTGTTCCTGTATCCGACCAGCGAGAAGGTCGTCCTGTTCGACACCCGAGCTCCGCTCGACGACGGCACGTACCGCTCCCTCGAGTGGACCAGCCAGCCCTTCTTCAGCCTGTGCCGGCGCAAGAATGGGGACCTGCTGTTCGGGCTCGACGGCGGCGAAGTGGCCAAGTACACCGGCTACCGGGACGCCGGCTCCACGGCCTTCGACCTGGTCTTCGCCACGCCCTGGACCGATGGCGGGGACGACAACCACAACCGCCTCAAGATGCTGAAGGGGCTGTACCTGGACGTGTTCGGCCGCGAGACCCTGACCGCGAAGTTCCGGTGGGCCTTCGACTACCGGCCGCTCGAGTTCTCCGCGGACTTCACCAGCGACTACGCCAGCTCCGGTGGAGAGTACGGGGCCGGCGAGTTCGGCGAGGCCGAGTTCGGCGACGGCCACCGCTCCCGCCGCGAGAAGGTCGGGGCCGGGGGCCAGGGCCGCGTGTTCAAGGTCTGGCTCACCATCGAGAGTACCGACGTGGACGACTTCCTGTCGATTCAGGAGGTCGGGGCCTACGTGAAACTGGGACGCTTCGAATGACCGACTACACCTATCCCGCCTCCGACGACCTGAGCGACAAGGACGCGCTGCCCTCCGGGAATGCTGAGAAGATCATCCTCGGCTCGGACCTGGAGGCCGAGTTCCAGGCCATCGCCACGGCCATCGCCTCGAAGTATGATTCGGGCGACATCGCGTCCCAGGCCCAGGCCGAGGCAGAGGCCAGCAACACGGTGCTGATGACGCCTCAGCGTGTGGCCGAGTGGGCCGACGCCAACGGCGGCCTCGTGGGAGACATCCAGGCGCTGGCGGACCCTGGCGCGGACCGGCTGATCTTCTGGGACGACAGCGCGGGTGCCGCGGCCTTCCTGACGCTCGGCACGGGGCTGTCCATCTCCGGCACCACCATCAGCTCCGACGACGCCAACATCGACCACGACGCGCTGACCAACTTCGTGGCCAACGAGCACGTGGACCACACGGCGGTCTCCCCGCTGGCTGGCGCCGGGCTGGCCATCAGCGGAAGCAACATCGCCTCGGACTTCACGTACTCCCTGGACATCAACGGCCTGACGGCGGAGAGCAGCATCGCCACGGGCGACACCGTGGCCGTCTATGACGACTCCGCCGGCGCCATCCGCAAGGCCACCGTGGCCAACCTGGTCGGCGCCGCGGGCGCCAACGTGACCAGCGGGCGCTGGTACAGAAACAGCACGCAGGCCCTGGCCGGCTCGACTGCTACCACGGTCGTCTTCAACACCGAGGAATACGACTCCCTGTCGAAGGGCTCGTTCAGCACGGCCACCGGCCAGTACACGGTAGGCGGGGCCGCAACCACGGTGCTGGTCACCGCCGGCATCCAGGTCACGAATATGCCGGTCGACACCAGCCTGATCATCAGCGTGCAGGTCAATGGCACCACCCGGGCCACCGTGGACATCCTGCACCAGGCCGGCACGGGCACGGAGAACCGGGAACAGGCGATTGCGGTGCCGCTGAGCCTGTCGGCGTCTGACGTGGTCCGCGTTCGCGTGACGGCGTCCAGCGCCATGAACATCGGCGGATCGGTCGAGACCTACGTCGGGATTGTCGAGCTATCATGAGTACCTTGGGAGGGAAGTTGAACCTACCGCAGCAGTCAGTCGACCGAGCAGCGGATGTCGTCGCTGCCGCGTCAGGCGCGGTCGTGGGGGCGTCCTGGCTTAGCCAGGCAAACGACGTTGTCACATTGATCGCCACGTCCGCCGCGGCCTTTGCCGCCGTGGCCGCCGGGCTCTATCACATCGGACGCTGGCGCTCTGACCGCGCCGAGCGCAAGCGCAAGAAGGCAGCCGCGGAGCGCGAGCTGCTCGACCTGCTACAGAAAAGGGGGGATACCAGTGGGAGTGACGGTACAGAGGATTGAGCGCCCGGAGGATGCGGCCTACTGCATGCCGCTGTTGCGGGAGTTCTTCAAGGACACGCGCCAGGCAGCCTACACCGAGCTCAACGAGCCGGCTGTCGAGGCCCTGCTGCAGAGCTTGATCGAGGACGTGGCCCGGGGCGCCGTGTTCGTCGCCATCGAGGACCGCCAGCTCATCGGCGTCACCGGCGCCATGCTCTACCCGCTCTGGTTCTCGCCGGAGCACCTCACGGGCCAGGAGATGTTCTGGTACGTGCGCAAGGATCGTCGCAAGTCCAAGGCGGGCAAGAAGCTGTTCCAGGCCCTAGAGGACTGGGCCAAGGAGCAGGGGGCCTCGAGCTTCTCGATGATGAGCCTCAGCCACCTGGACGAGAAGCGCGTCGGCCAGATGTACGCCAGCAAGGGCTACGTGCCCTCCGAGCGCACCTACATCAAGGAATTCACACAGGAGTAAGCTATGGGTCTTGGGACCGCAGCAGCACTCGGCGCAGCCGCCATCGGCGCCTTTGGCACCAACAAGGCGGCCAAGCGTCAAGAGCGTGCCGCTGAGGCAGCCGCGGAGGCTGCCCAGTTCCGGCCGTTCAACACGACCGGCGCCTTCGGCAGCACGTCCATCACCCCGGGCGCCCAGGGCGGCCCCGGCTCCATCAGCATCGGCACGAACCCGCAGATCGAGCTGTTCCAGGCGCTGACGCAGGGCCTGGGCCAGCAGTTCCAGGGGGGGCCGGGCATTGCCTTCAGCCCCGGCGCCGCGCCGGACGTGGGCCTGGAAGGGCTATTCGCCAACCTCACCGATGCGACGGCCCCGATCCCCGGCTTCAACGCAGATGAGTTTGCACAAACGCAATTTGACCGGCTTCAGTCCCTGGCCTCCCGCGGGGAGCAGACGGCGGCCAATCAGACTGCGGAGCGGCTCCTGGCCCGGGGCCGGCTCGGCGGCGCCGACACGGCCGCCGGCGGCGTCTTCGGACGCCTGGCTGAGGCGCAAGAGAACGCCCGCACGTCCCGGGCCCTGCAGGCCTTCGGCCTGGCCGGCCAGGAGCAGCAGCGGCTGCAGCAGGCTCGCCAGTCGGACATCAACGCGGCCCTGAGCGGCTTCGGAGCCGGCGGGCAGCTATTCAGCCTGCTACGCGGGGACCAGTTCCGCACGGCCGGGTTCCAGAACCAGGCCGGCCAGCAGCTGTTCTCGCAGCTCCAAGGGGCCGCGGGAGGCATCAACACCGCCTCCGCGCCGCTGTTCCAGCAGCTCAACGCCGCGCTCAGCGCAGGCGGAGCCGCGACCAGCGCGGCCGGCACGGGGGCTGCCCTGCAGCTCCAGGGCGCCCAGAACGCCGGGGCCATCCGGGGCGAGTTCTTCGGCAACCTGCTTGGCGGAGTCGGGGACGTGTTCTCCGGCCTGGGCCAGACGGCCACCTCGGGGGGCCAGGTTGACACGGGACTGGCGCCGGGCCAGAACAGCGTGTCCAACTTCATCGACCCGAACGACATCAACTTCAACCTGGGGTAAGCAATGGCAGAGCCCGTATTCTCTGGATTCGAGGGGGTAGTTACACCGTCAGTCCTGCAGCAGCAGCGCCGACTCGAGCAGCAGAAGGCACGCACGCTGCGGCAAACGCAGAAGTCTGGTCAGCGCCTGTTCGCGGCCGAGGCGGGCGCCTTCGCCGGCCAAGCTCTGTCCAAGGCCCTGCGCCAGGCTTTTCCGCAGACCTTCGACGGCGAGGGCCTTCAGGCCCGCAAGGCTCGCGAGATCATAGACCAGGCCCAGCGCAGCGTGGAGGAGCCGGAAGACGACAGCCCGGTCGGGCTTATCAACGCCCGCCTTGAGGCAGTCAAGCGCGCCAGGTCACGGGCTCGCCGAGAGGGCCTACATGATCTGGCCGACCAGCTTGCGGCCAACGAGCTCAAGTTGAGTGCCCAGTCTCTGGAACTCCGCAAGGAAACGGCCGCCGTGGAGGCGGCAGAGGCCCCGGATACCTTCAAGGAACTCGACCGGATCACTGAGTCCATCCGTCGCGCGGAGCAGGCACAGGCCGACGGGCGCCTCACTGAAGCCAAGTTCCTGCGCTCCAAGGCGGCCAAGGACGCCGGCATCAGCAGCGACAAAGTGCCCGACATCATCGCCACGGTGCGCGCCATGGACCTGGACCCGGCCTCCGGCGAGGGCTTCCGCCTCGTGCGCCAGAGCATTGAGGGGGCCCAGGCAGCAGACCAGCGTTCCCGCAAGATCAACGACCTCGTGTCTCGCGGGGTCAAGCGTGAGCGTGCCCAGGACATCGTCGACGGCTTTGTGGACCTGGAGGTAGTTCCGGAAACCGGCCAAGTGCGCCTCATCGACCGCATCAACAACACGGCCACGGAAATCCCCATCAGGGCCCAGGACGCCGTGGCCGATGCGCATGGCGACGGGCCGGCCCTTGGGGACCCTCCGCGTCCGCGTCCGGAGCGAGGCGAGACCCTCGTGGACCTGGCCGAGCTGGCCACGGGCCCGGAGTCGGCCCTGCGCGCCGCCACGGCCGTGCCCCGGGCTTGGCTCGGCTTCGAGTCGGACGAGCGCGTCATCCAGGCGCGACAGGCGCTGCGCACCGAGACGCAATCCATGATCCGCTCGCTTGCCATCAACCCCCGGTTCCCGGTGGCGGAGCAGGAGCGCATCCGGCAGGAGATCAACATCCTGCCCCGGGTGTGGGACGACCCTTCGCTGCTGATCTCCCGCATGGAGCAGATCAACGACAGCCTGACCGTGCGCATGGAGCAGGCGGCCCGGGACGCTGTCGACCCGTCTCTGCCGCAGGTGCACCGGGAGGCGCAGAAGCAGAACGCCGCCAACATCGCCAACTTCCTTGCCGTACTCGGCGTGGAGCAGATGCGAGAGGACGCGGCCGCCGGCCAGCCGGACGCGGAGGACAACCTGCCCGAGGGCGTGCCCCCGGGCTCGGTACAGATCGGCACGAGCAACGGCAACCCGGTATTCGAGGGCCCTGACGGGGCCTTCTACGAGGTGGAGCAGTAATGGCTGTCAAGAAGCTCACCAGTCGCCCGACCCTCGACGAGGAGGTCACAGAACCGCAGCCGGAGCCCAGCCAAGGCACGGGCCGGCGTGCGCGGCGCTCTACGGAGCGTCCCGAGCTGGACGCTGCGGAGCCCCAGGGAGGCTTCTTGCGCACGGCCGAGGCCGCGGCCGCGGAGGTAGTCGGGGGCATGACCGACATGATCCCCGGACTGTCCTTCTTCGCTGAGAAGGCGGGACTCGGTGTCCCGCCGCAAGGGGCGGAGCTGGGCCCTGTGGCGCGCGGAGGCGCCCGGGCTGTAGGTAACGCCGCAACCCTGGGCGCCGGCGCCCTGGCTGCTCCTCTGCGGGCCGCTGCGGGCGGCGTGCAGCAGCTGATCGGTCGCACCAACGTGGCCCGCCAAGGCGTGCAGAGCGGCATCAGGGCTACAGGTACGCGCTTCCTTGACGACACGGTCACGTTCGCCCAGACCCGGCCCGGATCCTTCTTCTCGATCGAACTGGGTGCCGCCGGTGCCGCCGGGACTGCGGGAGCCGCGGTGGAGGAAGCGGGGGGCTCCCCGACCGAGGCCATGCTGGCCGAGCTTGCCGCGGGGGGCACTACGGCAGTGGCCATCCCGTTCGCCCGGGCTGCCTCTCAGGTGGCCCCTACGGCACAGTTTGTCAAGGGCCTGGTCGGAATCAGTCCTTCACGGGCCCAACGACGCGCGGCCGCCCGGGTGCAGCGAGGCGCCGCGGACGCGGCCTCCATTCCCGAGCGGGCAGCCCGGGGCCGTCAGGAGGTCCTGGAGGACGCCCCCCTGACGCTGGGGGAGCTGGCCCAAGACCAGGGGCTGCTGCAGTTGCAGCGCTCCGTAGCTCGCGCAACCGCCGAGCTCACGTCAGCCGAACAGGCGCGCTTTGCTGCGGTCAACCGGGTGTCCCGAGAAACCCTCCAGAACGTGCCGGGAACGCAGGACGGGCCCCCGCCCACGGCGGAGGAGGCGCGGCTGTTCCTGGACTCCCTCGTGCAGGAGCGCATCCGCATAGCGCGTGCCAAGGTCGACGAGTCCTTGGAGAAGCTGGGCCCCAGCGCCACGCGAGAGGACACCAACGCCCTGGCCCGCGTAGAGCTTGACAGGGCCTTCACCGCCGCGAAGGAGCAGGAGAGGGCTCTCTATGACGCGGTGCCGGTGACAGACGCCCCGATCCAGAGCACCCTACGTGCGTACAAGAGCCTGCTCAACGAGCTGGCCGAAGACCGCGTGGCGCAGCAGCGCGCCGGGCGCGACATCCCGCCGGTACTCAGCGCCCTGCTGGGCCGGACTGACCCGAAGACGGGCAAGTTCGTGCCGGGCAAGCTGACGAAAGACGGCGGGACCACGACGAGGGAGTTGACCACGCTGCGCTCCTCCCTGCAGCAGGTAGCTGCCGCGGAACGCGCCAAGGACGCCCCCAACCGGCGCTTAATCCGCGCCGCTGAGAAGGTGGCGGACGGCGTCCTGGACGATCTGTCAGCCGCCCCGGCGGTGCCGGCAACCGTGGGTGCGGGCACGGGCCCGCGGGGGCAAGTGCTGGCTGCCATCCGGGCGGCCACAGGGAACAAAGTGGGGGCAGAGGCCAACATCGCTGCCTTGCGCAGGGAGCTTGCTGCGCTTGATGCGGATGATGTCAGCCGAGAGCTGCGAGCCCTGCAACAGGAGGGGCGCATCGAACTGCTGCCCATAGACGACCCGCAGCGCCGAACTCGTTTGGACGACCTGGCGGCTGTTCGCCTCCCCGGGGGCCAGCCGCGCAATGTGGCCATGCTCACCCGCCCGCTGGATGACCCGGCGCAGCAAGCGGGCGCCGGCAATGAGGCGCTTGACATTGCACGCGGCTTTTCCCGCGACCTGAACCAGCGCTTCCGCCAGGGAGAGGTGGGCCGCCTGCTGGGCTTTGAGCAGACAGGCGAACTCGCCGTGCCCGCGGGCCTGACGTTGGAGGCGACTCTGGGCGCCGCTGGCCTGCGGGGCGCCAACGCCGCGGACGAGCTCCTGCGAAGCGTGGAGCGCTCGGGGGACCCGGAGGCTATGGCCGGGCATATACAGAACTTCCTGCGTGACGAGTTTCGCCGTGCGGCCGTTGAGGCCGGCACCGTCAACCCGAAAAAGGCGCAGACCTACCTACGCCGTAGGCAGGATTTGCTTGCCCGGTTCCCAGAGTTGCAGCGCCAGATGCAGCAAGCGGCTCAGGCCGGCGAGGAAGCTGTCGTAGCGCAGAGCATCAGCGACCCGACTCAGAGTGCCGCTGCCCTGATTCTCAAGGCCCCGCCGGGCAGAGAGGCGTCCCGGATTGCCTCGTCGCCGAACGCCCGGGCCAAGGCAATTCAGGCGCGTGAGCTGCTGGACCAGGACCCGACCGAGCGCGCGTTGGCAGGGATGCAGAAGGCCATCGCCGAGGAGATATTTCGCCGGGCCCGTACCCCCACGGCGGACGTAACGGACGAGCCTTTCCTGTCTGCCCGCCGAATCGGGGACCTGCTACAGGACCCCGGAGTCCGGGCCGTGGTCGAGGAGCTCGGCGACATCGGCATGCTGGACCGCATACGGCGCGTGCAGGCCACGGTATCCCGGCTCGAGCAGAGCCGGCGAGCGCCGGAGGCAGCGGAGGGCATCATCGGGGACCAGGAGTCGCTGATCCTGGGACTTGCTCGCCGCTTCGGGGCCGCAGCTCTGGGACGTGAGGTGCAGGCTCGGTCGGGGGCTCGCGCCTCTATCCAGGGTGTGTCTGCCTTCACCCGCGCCGCTGACGCCCTCGCCAGCCGAGGGGCGGACCCCGCTGAGATCATTCTGATCGACGCGGTCACGGCGCCCGACGACGTGCTTCTGCGCACGCTTCTCGACGAGAAGGGCATCCCGAACACGCCGCAGGCCCGCAAGCGGCTGAACGCCTGGGCGTTCGCCACAGCGGCTGACTACGGCCTCGACATAGGCCCAACAGGGGAGGAAGACCAATGAGCCTAGACATCGACAATCTGGACCCGGACCTGGTAGAGAGCACGGCGCACCACGAGGGCTTCCGCGCCAACGCCTACCAGGACACGGAGGGCGTGTGGACCATCGGGTACGGCACGAACCTCCAGGAGCTCAAGATCACGCCGGCCCTGGCCCGCGTGTGGCTGCGTGAGAAGCTCGCGGAGGCCGAGCAGGAGGCCAAGGCCAACGGCTACCTGGACGGCTTGAACCGGGCTCGACGCAACGTCGTGATCGAGATGATCTACAACCTGGGCCTGCCGCGGTTCCAGACCTTCGAGCGCTTCCTGGCCGCCCTGCGCGCGCGCAACTGGAACCAGGCTGCGGACGAGATGCTGGACAGCAAGTGGGCCCGCCAGGTCGGGCGGCGCGCGGAGCGCCTGGCCACGCTGATGCGGACGGGGTGGTACGGTTGAACATCTCGCTGGACTTCCCGCTGACCTTCCATCTCGTCAACCGCCGGTGGCGGGTCGAGCTCCTCAGCAAGCGCCAATGGAAAGCGTACCTGCGAGAGCAGGACCAGAAGCAGCACTGGAAGGACTCCCTCGGGCATTGCGACAGCGCTCGCGCGTACATCGCGCTGAACCGGGACCATCCGGACCACAAGGACCCGGCGCAGTTCTTCCACACGCTCCTGCACGAGCTCACGCACGCGGTGTTCTTCGCGGAGGGGGCGACCAATCACGATGAGGAGCAGGTGGACCGCCTCGGAGGCTTCGCTGCTCAGATCATCCAGACACTGGAGCAAGGCTCATGAGCGTACTGGGATTCGTCAGCCAGATATTCAAGCCCGCGGCTGACCTGATCGACAACCTGCACACGAGCGACGAGGAGCGGCTGTCGAAGAAGGCCCAGCTCCTGGAGCTCCAGAGCCAGTTCCTGGTGCAGGCGCTCGAGCAGGAGCAGGAACAGCTCCGGCAGCGGGCGGCCATCATCCAGAGCGAGGCCAAGAGCGAGGGGGTGCTGGCACGCAACTGGCGCCCCGTCACGATGCTCGTGTTCCTCGGCATGACCGTGAGCTACTGGTTCGGGCTCACGCCCGAGAGCGTCACGGAGGAAACGGTGCAGAGCGTATTCGGCCTGATCAAGCTGGGCCTGGGCGGCTACGTGGTCGGGCGCTCTGTGGAGAAAACCACCAAGGTAGCAGTCGACGCGTTCAAAAAACGCGAGCAGGCCTGACACAGGCGAAAGCCGGGAGGGGTTGCCATGCCCTACCGGATTCTTTTGGACACGAACAGGAACGGGAGGTTCCGCCCAACACCCCAGGACTACGCCACGCTTGAGCTGGCCCGCTGGTGGGCCATCAACTGGCTGAAGAACGGCTACATCCCGGTCCGGGTTGACGACGAGCATGTCGAGGAGATGATCCCGACCAGCGAGATACGGCGCGTGCTACTCAAGGAGGTTGAATGATCCCCAGAACCTTTCCCAGCAATGCCTCCGGGCAGATGCTCGTCGCGGACATCACGCCAGCCGGTGATGAAAAGGAGTGGATCGACTTCATTCCGGTGCAGGAAGTTACCGAGGTAGCGGCGGGAGCAAACCGCTACGACAACAACGGCCACATCCCCGTGGACACGCTCGCGTCTGTCTCGGGCCTGACGGCCTGGATAGACTACATCCCCGTCAATATAGTGGAAGGCCGCTCCGGACGCTGGCGTACTGATGCAGACGGGTTCATCCCGATCGTGGACAAGACGGCCTGACACAAAAACGGGGCCCGCAGGCCCCGCAAATCTCTCCCCCCTTGAGCCGCCTTCGGGCGGCTTTTTTTATGGGCGCATGAAAGGCCGAAGCTGCCCCTGCAGGCGCTCGCGCTCGTAGGCCCGCGCCCACTCCCCGAACACGGCCTGCTGGTCGAACATGCACTTGCCCTCGCCGTGCTGCTCGTCCCAGAGCTCTACGAAGGAGGGATGCAGGACCTCCGCGCATTCCCCGCAAGCCGCGCAGCGGAGCAGCACCGCGCCGCGGCACTCGGAGCTGTATTCCTCGAAGCGAGGCAGGTCCGGGCGGGGAGAGCGGAGCCAGGCAAACATCACACCCCCTGCGCGATGTGGCCGAACATCCCCAGCCCGATCAGCATGATCGCCAGCAGCGCCATGTACTTGTACCGGCCCATCAGACCTCCATGTAATGTTCGGTGACTGTCGCGCGGCCGGCGTGCCGCGCCTCGAGCTTGGCCCGGTTGATCTCCTGGAAGTCCTCGTGGGACTTGCCCAGAATCTGCTGCAGGGCCGTCAGGTAGT